AGCAAGAACCCTGTTGTTGAGTTCACTTCAGATATAGCTGAGTTGAAGCCACTTGGCACACGCATGGAGCGGCTTGTGAATAAGCTGTTCGGCATGGAAGCTGCACCTGGGATTAATCTGAAGCCTAAAGCGCGCAAGGCAGTTGTACTTGCAACACTGACGAACAACGCTTGGGCTGAAGTTGGTTGGATACAGAAGGAAGATAGCAGCGCTGAAGCATATGATGAAATGGTTAAGCTCAGCGAAGAATACAAGAACGCAAAGGATAGCAAGACAATCAAGGAAGTTGAGGGCAAGATTATGGCTCTTGAGTCTAAGATTGATGTTCTACGCCCTGCTGGACCGTTCCTACGCATACGCAAGCCACATGATATTCTAATTGACCTCGCTTCTGAAATGTCAGATGGCTCAGATGGTCAGTGGATGATTGACTATGATTACATCAACACAGACTTCTTACGTGCTATGTACACGAAGGAAGGTGACAGTGGTGAGCGCGTTTCGATCTTCAAGCCTACGCACGTAATGAAGTTACAGAAGTCGGGCAAGTCTGCAACTGATGGACTTGATGAAGAAGTTGCACAGTTCTCACTATTGCATGAGTCAGGTGATACTGGTGCTTATCGCAGTTATGGTTTTGAAGACGCAGACTCGTTCAAGAAAGCGCAGATGACACGTGTTGCGCGTGTATGGGATAAGGTCACACGGCGCGTTCTCTTGTTTAATACTAACGATTGGTCTTGGCCTATTTGGGTGTGGGATGATCCGTACCAACTACCAAGCTTCTTCCCGTTCCGTGCGTTGCAGTTCTACGTCGATCCTGTTGGCGATGAGACTAAGGGTGAAGTTGTTTACTACCTTGACCAACAAGATGCGATCAATGAAATCAATTCAGAGCTACATCTATCACGACAATGGGCGCGCAAGAACTGGTACTTCGATAAGAACAGAATAAACGCAGATGACGTTACACAAATCATGCGTGGATACAAACAAGGTGGCATCGGTGTTGACGTTCCTGATGGTGGTAAGTTAGATGACTTCATCAAGGTCTTCGTTCCACCGAGTGTGAACTTTCAACAACTGCTGAACAAGCAACCACACCTTGACGCGATTGATCGTATATCAAGCGTACAAGGCGTCATGCGTGGCGCACAGTTCAAGACGAACACGACTAATGATGCTGTAAACAAGTACGACGCTGTTTCGCAGACGCGCTTAGATGAGAAAGTAGACGCGCTTGAAGACTTCTTCGCGTGCATCGCACGTGACATCAATTTCCTGTGTCTACGTTTCATGCCTGCTGACATGGTTGATCAATTGATTGGCCCAAGTGAGGAAGTTCAGTGGCAAAATCTGCCAGCTAAAGAAGCAGCTAAGTTAGACATGACCATTGTTGGTGGCTCCACACGTAAGCCGTCAGGTGCAGCTAAGAAAGAGGAAGCTGTACAGGTTGGACAAGTTCTCGGCCAATTCGTCAAAGCTTCACCAGTTGCGCTCATAATCGCACTTAAGATGATGCAAGAAGCTTTTGACACCGTTGTGATCAAAGACGAAGATTGGGCGATGATCCGTCAACACATGGAACAACAAATGCAAGGCCAAAGCGAAGGTGGCGGCTCTGATCTTGCAGCACAGTATGACCAACTGCCACCAGAAGCAAAGAAAGCCTTTGGAGAAGCTACTGCAAAAGGTGCTCCTGCTGAACAAGTACTACAAGCAATCATGCAAGAGTTACAAGGCGCACAGCAACCACAACCCGAAGGCAACCCGCAAGGTGAAGGAGTACCAATACAATGAGCAAGAGTCCACAGACTATTGATGATCGTATTTTATCTAAAATCCCTGGCTTCGGTCACGATGATGACACAGACACGACTCCCAATGATCAAGCGAATGAAGGTGAGACGGATGAGTCTCAAAGTAGCGAGAGCGAAAGTCAAGAAGGCGATGTTGCTACAGCAGTCAACGTTCGCAAGGGAGATAGCCAAGGCAGTGACGATCAACGTGATGCGTCACGAGACGGCAAGCACTCTAAAGGAGCGAAAGAGGCTCCCGTTCTTGATCCCAAAACTGGAAAGCCTATTCAGCAACAACAAGCTCAATTCGCAGACCCCATTACGCACAAAGGTAATTGGCGAGTAGATGCGAAAGGCAACGTAATCAACCGTGAAGGTCACATTGTCGCTAAAGCGGGTAATGAGCGTAGACTATTCGAGAAAGGCCGCGCACTTGAAGGTAGGCTGCAAGTTGCGCAACGTGAAACACAAGGTATGCAGGCAGCACTAAAGAAGCTCACGGATGCTGCGGCTGACGCTAAGGTACTTGAAGGTCAACCGCGCGCGCTCGGTCTTAGTGCAGAAGAAAGCTACATGGGCCTTCGCTTAGTATCTATGTACAAAAAAGATGCAGGTGAATTTTTCAGATATGTAGTTGCACAAATGACCAAAGCAGGGCATGATGTGTCTAAGCTGACAGGGAATGGTGGGGCGGTTGTCTCTCCTGATCCTGCTGCAATTCAAGATTTAATCAGGCGTGAGATTTCTACCGCGCTTGGTCCGATTACACAAACTCGTCAGCGTGCAGATGAGGATGCGCGCACAAATGATGAAGTAATGCAGCAAACGCAAGCGTTCTTTAACAACCATGTGGATGCTGAGATACATGAGGAAGTCCTCGCCCGGATGTTAGCCGCAGACGACAATCTGTCGCTCGACGCCGCGTATTGGAAGTTGAAAGCATTCGCCGCTGATAACGGCTTCAACTTCGATGAACCATTGCAAGCGCAAGTAGATGCTGCACGCAATGCGAATGGAAATGGTCAGCCACGTGGACAGCAGCAACAAGGCAGACGACCAATGCCTGCTGGACGTGGTGGTGCCGTTCCTGTAACGCGAAACGAGCCAAAGTTCTCGCATGATAGTTCGTGGGATGACATTATCAGAACGACTATGCGCGAGAATAAAGTTGGCATCCAGTAAGGACAATGTAACAACATGACACTTCAGACGGTTCTTGAGTCAACGCTGACGAAATCTCGCGGCAAGTTGATCATGGCGTCGATTAAGAGCAATGCCTTTATGGCTTGGGCATTTGCAAATGATCGCGTTGAATATGAAAGCGGTGGTTGGGAAATTACTAATCCGCTGACGATCGGACGTAACCCCAACGTTGGAAGCTATGAGTACTACGACACGCTACCGATTACGCAGACCAGTGAATTTGACACTGTAAGCTACGGTTGGTCACGTGTTGCTGGTACTGTTATCATCAGTGACCAAGAAGAAGACGAGAACCAAGGTGACTCGGCTATCTTCAAGCTGATGAAAGCGAAGATGAACGTCCTTGAGGAAAGCATCAAGGAGAAGTTTTCTTCGTATCTCTATAGCGCTGGCGGCGGTACTGATCCGTTTGGCCTGCCTACGATGATCCCCGATGATCCCACGACTGGTACGCTTGGTGGCATTAATCGTGCAACCGAGACGCAATGGCGCACGTCGAGCTACGATTTTAATGGTGGCTTGAACGAAACGAACATTGAAGAAGCATTCGATGACATTCTGATGGACTTGACGCTGAAGGGTGAGAAGCCTGACGTGATCTTGACCGGCAGAAATATCTATCGCTCCTACCGTGCAGCAGTGCGTGATAAAGTGATGATCAACCTTGGCGACTTGTCGAAAGGCAAAGCGATGGTTGATCTTGGTTTCGCTGGATGCGCGCACCAGACTATCCCGATGCTCTATGATGAAGATTGCCCTGTGAATAAGGCTTACTTCATCAACAGCAAGTATCTGCGTCTGCATATCCTGAAGCACGTCAACATGAAAGTGAAGAAGCTCGTCGCTCCGTGGAACGTCGATGCAACTGGCTCACGTGTTGTGTGGCAGGGACAGTATTGCATGTGGAAGGCTTTCCGCACGCACGCTGTTCTGATCAACGAGTAAGGTGATCAAATGACACAGACACACGTACAACAACTGAAGCCTCGTTTTCAGGTTAAGAAAGTAGAAGGCACTTTCATCAAGAAGGTTGCTTACTATGAAGTGATTGAGAATGAGGAAGGCGTGAAAATCGGTAAGAGGCTCACATACAAAGACAAGGAATGTGACCGTGGTTGGATGGTCTATTTCCCCAATGGTGCGAGCATTCACATCGCGACGGAAGCAGAATTGAAGCGGATGGGTTATGATAAGTCCGCTTCACTAGTTGACATGGAGTCAGGTGACGAAGTTGCAGCGGAAGCGGAGTTTGATCTTGAGCGTGATGTTAAACTCAAGACGCGGACGCGCCATGCGAACGCTTCACAGACACGGAAAGGAGCATAACACATGGTTGCGAGACAGCCGAATAACTTTCAACGCCGCATTAACAGCTTTGTGCCTGGAATGGCATATGCTGTGGACGTGATTGAGAATGGGCCAGTACGGTTCAGTCTTGGTACGCCTGTTGTTTCCAATGACGCAGGCATTCTGAATGACACTGACATTGCAGCGGCAAGCAGCACGACTACGTTGCTTGTGACTGAAGTTGGTGGAACTTACGGACGTAACTTACGGGTGACTAAGCCGACTGGCGGTGCGACTGGAACGGTTACAGTTAGTGGCCGTGATTATCTTGGTCAGCCGATGAAGGAAGCATTCACTACGGTTGCTTCGACTTCGACGGTTGTTGAAGGTAAGAAGGCATTTAAGTACGTCGATGAAGTTGTGTGGACGGCTCATGCTGGTTCAACGCTTGACCTCGGTTGGGGCAACAAGCTTGGACTGCCGTACACAATGGAAGACTTCGTTGGTGCGTATGAGAATGGCGTGAAGATGGAACGCAACAAGGATCAAGTTGCTGTCCGTATTTCTAACACGCTTATTTCCTCTGCAAGCACTGTCACAGGACGTTCGCCTGTACGCGGTAATATTGTGGGCCTTCGTGCTGTCGTAACGACAATTATTACTACTGCGGATAACAACGAGACTATCAATGTGAATGGTGGCTCTGCTATCACAGGACTTGCATTAGTCCTTCCATTCACCGCCTCCGCAGTCGGTGACACTAAACAGAAGTCAGTTGCGAATGGTACGGCAAACTGTGCTGTTGTTCCTGGTGACGTTATCAACGTTATTTCTGACGGTGGTGGCGATGCTGGTGCGGCTGAGTTTGATGTAATCATTCAACCAGAAGCAGGTGTTTACACTGAAGCCGTTTACACTGATCCACAAACTACAACCACTGGTGATCCTCGTGGTTTGTATGAAGCGTTTAATACGTTGGACGGTGCGAAAGAAATCGAAGTCGTGTACAATGCTAACCGTGATTTGAATGCTGCTGGACGCGGCGGCTTGCACGGTATGGCTCACTTCTTCGCTTAAGCGAGCACAAACATGACAACTGTCACCGAAATGGTTAATCGCTGCACGTTGTTACTCTCACAAGTGTCGGGTGAGAATGTGCAAGTGTATGCTGAGGACCGTATCGTTGACATGCTTCAAAACACGTATGACACCGTGTTTGATAAACTGTGGTGGCCTCGTCGGATGCGCCGGGAGACTAAAGCGCTGAACGGTACAACCGGCGAGGTCACTGTAGTTTTTACTGCACTGACCCGTTACGAAGACATTAAACATATCTACCGTGAAGATGAAGAATGGCCGTTGACTGAGGTTCCGTTGAACGTGAACCCTAATGTGATTAAGGGATCGCGGGCTAGGAACTACGAGCCAACGCAAACAAGCGGTAAGATATTCAAGTGTTATCCTATCGAGTCAGTTGGAAATGTGATTGCAGAATATCGCACGAAGCAAGCTGTGTTTAACAGCGACTTCACTGCGACTGTTGACTTTGACGTGGACTTGCTAGTCTTCGGCTCTGTGTATGAGTACCTAGAAGACGATGGGACAAACCCAGGCGCAACCGAACGTTACCGTAACAAGTACAACGGTAAGTTTCGTGATGCTGTGGCTAACTACGGAACTAGGATCATTCCTTTCCGTGGTGCTCGCTCAACGCCACTTGATAAGTGGTACACTGCATCATAGCGTGGTAGCACGTGCTGCTTGCTCCTAAAGTAGAAAGCCGTGAGAAGGTAATGCGGGATAAGTCGTTACGCGACTTCTCTGGCGGCTGGAACACTGCGCTTGCTGATCCTGGGCTTGATCAAAAGTACTCAACTCGTTCTGAGAATGTAATGCTGCACGCTGATGGCACGTATGGTGTCCGTTGGGGAACTGAGTATCGTGGAGATACAGCGGATCAAGAGACAACTACGGGCGCGCTTGTTGCTAACTCATTCAGCACACTGGTAGGCTCTGCGGTTGTTACAGTAGTGCATCCTAATCATGGCTTGCTCAGCGGGAACACGATCACGTTCTCTGGTTGTGGTGATCTTGGCGGCATACTTGCCGCGGAGTTTAACCAAGAAGTTGACGTTAACAGGATTGACGCGAACACGTACACGTTTGTAGCAGGCACACTTGCAACAGCTACAGCGAGTGGACAACCTGCTGTTTCGTTCTCACATGATAATAGGACAGTCAATAGCCCTGTCATTGCTACGAAGTGGTTCCAAAACCGCTTCGTGAATGTGCATGAAAGTGGCATTTTGACCGAACAAGCAGTAGATGGTATTTGCAGGATCATCTTTGACGCAGTGATTGCGGGCAAGTTGTTTGGTGCTCCTGCTGGATGGTCGTCTGGACTTAAGTTCGCTTCATTCACCACATTCGATGGTGAGTTGTTAGTGTTCAATGGTGTAGACAAGCCGCTGATTGTGAACTTTAGCAACTTCCCACCTGTCACGTACTTGCAAGACCTAGCAACAGGCAGTAATTTTTTCATTCCTATCACACGGTATGGTGTAGGAATGAACGATTACGTTGTGTTGCTTGGTGATGTACTTAATCCTGATCTTGTACACATATCAAGTGTGTTGACAAGTGGAACATACTTAGGTGCACCGCCGCCGAATGATGGTGTGCAAGTTAATCTTGGCAAGAAGGTACAAAGCATCGCGAATGTCATTCGTGGCGGCGGTCGGTTTAGAGATAAACTGATCGTGCCATTCGATGACGTGACCGCTATTGGTACACTTGGTATCTATGATGGCACTGCACACGAACCGTCCTTTGATGACGCTGTGGATGAGTACGGAGGCATTGCACATCGCTCTATGATTTCACTTGGTGATGACTTTCTTATGTGCGACTCAGTGGGTGTTCCCTCTCTGTCACGCACTAACATCAGCAACACCATCAAGCCTGAGCGCCTTAGTGAAGCAATCGAGAACGATCTGCAAAATGACTTAGCAGCTTTGTCTGAGGAGACAAAGGAAGACCGCGTGTTTGCTATCTACAATCGGATTGAAGGGCAGTACATGCTCTTTGTGCCGAACTCTGATGATGTTGCTACTACAACAGAGACAAAGTGCTATGTGCTGACGTACAATCGCCGCCGCAATGTGCGCGCGTGGACACGTTTTCGTGGTTGGAACTTCCGCTGCGGTGATCGTGCACTGAATGATCGCATCTTCTTGTTCAGTGGAACGAAGATGTATGATCTAGGCAATGATGCTGAGCCTCACACGAGCGACTTTGAGAATGATCCTGCTGGTGCTGTAGCAATCACATTCGATTGGGAATTGCCTTGGAATGACTTCGGTAGTGACACTCGATTTAAGAAGACCCGCTACTTGAAGCTCGTTACACAAGGCTCTGCGCAGTTTGATGTGAACTTGTATTGCGACTTCATCACAGAAGACGGTAGCATGAATGATGCGCCTCAGTTAACGTTGCCAATGGTTGCAGGCTTGCCTGGGTTTGGTACAGGACCGCAGCCATTTGGTGCAGGACGCAGGACAAACGATCAACGTGCATGGCCGTTCACTGCTAAGTTCGTTTACGGTAAACTGCGTGTGCGTGGATCAGTGATAGAACAGCTTCGTTTCAAGTCGATCACGTTCTTGTATCACATTGGGAGCATTAGAGCGTAATGGTCGGTTCAATCTATGGTTACACAAACGTTTATCGGTTTACGCTAGTTGATTACAACGTAGCAGGTTGGCACACGTATGAATACAAGAACTGGCGATCGCTAGATGTGCTGCTTAACTCATTTGTGTCACTACTCAATTACAAGGGCATTTGGGAGAATAGCACCACATATGTTGTGAATGATTTAGCAGGCGACGAGACAGACAGCTTGTTATACAAGTGTCTCGTCGGCAACACAAGTCCTGCTGCTGGATCATTCTCAGCGTATCGTGCAACTAATCCAACACATTGGTCAGCAGTTGATCAATCTGCATTTGACGCAACAAGCAATCGCTTGATGAAGAAGTTGCAGAAGATGTTCCAAGAGGTTGGTGCAGTAAATGCTAATGCACGTATGGCGTATCTACTCGCACTACAGAGCATAACCTCTGCTGCTGCAAGCGCATCTGCTGCTGCATTGTCAGAAACACGAGCACGTGCTACAGCACAGCAGTCTCTAATCGTGTATGACCAAGCTAAGCGTGCGATCAAGTTGATCAACACGTTCAATCCTGCAAACATCGCGTTCTATTCACAAGTGTTCGGTCGTTAGGAGGTAACTATGGTTGCGATTACAAAAGTACTACTATCTGGAGCTACGAACGGCCGGAACATCAAGGTCGTTGCAACTGCCACAGCAGGCACGTTGATCCACACAGCTACAGCCGCAGCAAACACGTTTGATGAACTATGGTTGTGGGCGGTTAACAGCGACACTGTTGATCGTAAGTTGACGCTGGAGTTTGGCGGTGTTACTGCGCCTGATGATCTAATTGAGTTCACTGTGCCAGCGGAAGATGGGCTTTACTTAATCGTCCCTGGACTACCACTTAACGGTGGTGTTGTGTGTCGTGCATTCGCTGCAACTGCGAACGTTGTGATGATTAACGGTTACGTGAACCGTATTGATCAGAACTAGGTGAACCATGCGTGATCATGGCAGAAATAGGCTACTATCTGGCAGAGCACTGCGCATTGTTCGTGCGGAGTCAGGTGTTACACTTGCTGAGTTGATCAATCGTGACGGTGGTGCTGTAGCTGCGGCTGTGAAGCTGTTTCGTGACAGTACTTCACCAGCAGCAAGTGATGCGTTGTTTGATCTGCAATACTTCGGGCGCGACGATGCAGGGAATGAACAGCAATACGCAGGCATTGAAACGATTATTACTGATCCTGCTAGTGGTAGTGAAGACGGGAACTTGCGAATAAAGACTGTTGTAGCTGGTGCACTTGTCAACCGTGTACATGTTGGTGCAGGCTTGTGGATGGAAGGTGCAACTGGTGGTGATCCTGGCATCGGCAGGATCAATGCAACAGAAGTGCGTGTACAAGGTAGTGCTGTTTCATTTACTAAAGAGTACATATCGTCAAATCAGACGATAACTGCTGCAGGATCGTTGACGCTCGCACACAGCCTCGGCGTTGCACCGAAGTTAGTGCAATTGTGGTTATACTGTGAGACGGCGCAGCATAACTACAGCAACGCCGACACATTTCCTGTGCCTGTGTATCACTCGGATGCAGGCGCGCAGTATGGTTGCAGCATTGTAGCAGACGCAACAAACTTGAATGTGCGTTATGGATCAGCCGCCAATACATTTGTGGTCACAAACAAAACCACTGGTGGTGGCTCGTTGATTACGAATGCTAATTGGCGCACAATCTTTAAGGCTTGGGCATAGTGCCCACAAGGAGGACTGAACAGATGGACTTTATCAAAGACTTCTTCAAGCTGAAATTCATGGAAGGCATTCGCACGTATACAGGCATCGCTGGCTTGTGGTTGCTGCACATTACCGAATGGAGCGGCCTTGACGTGCCTGAGTTTGAGCCGATGTCACCGATGAACTTGCTCGGTGCTACGATGGTTGCGCTCGGCATCTACGAGAAAGTAAAGGGTTAGCAACATGGCTGGTGTGCTTACCTTCGTCAAGCTGTTGTTGTCAGTTGTAGATGGTTTAATGAGCTACTTCAACAAGAAGCAGTTACTTGACGCGGGTGAGCACATTGCTCAATCGAAGAATTTGCAGAAAGCAGTGGAGGAACAACGTGAAGCTGAGCAGATACGCGAGCGTGTTCGTCGTGGTGAGCTTGACGACCCTTTCGTGCGCCCATAGACCGCCTGTTGTAGTGAATGATTTCTGTCTGAAAGCAAAGCCTATTTGTGCTAAGGCTACGGATGATGCGTTTACACTGGTACAGGTGAGTGAGCACAATAACATAGGCATCCAATTCTGCGGCTGGACACTTGAAAGTGCCGATGCTGCGTGTAGGAGAGTGTTGTGACTGCTGATCCTGAAATGATGCGTGTGCTTGGTTTCATTGAGAGTGGCGTTAAAAATCTCAACGAGCGTTTTGATGAGCATCGGGATGATATAAAGGCTTTGCAGGTAGCAATGGCGCAACATGAAGCACTTGACGAGAAGCGGTTCAACTTCTTGCGTGGGGCTGGTGCCGTAATTGCTGTTATCTGGGGTGCTGTACTAGCATTTGGCTCTGACGTATTTAAGGTATTGACAGGCAAATGAAAGCACGACTTGCAACTGAAGATGACTTTAAGCGCATCCTTGACATGATGCTTGCGATGCACAAGGAGGTCAGTACTGTTGAGCCTCTCAACATACGTGTGTTGGCAGAGAATGTTGAGAACATCATACATGCGAACAAAGTTAGTGGCACGCACGGCTTGGTCGTTGCAGAAGCCAACAGCGGTGAGCTTGCAGGGTTTCTTGTATGTTTTGTAGCGCAGTACTTCTTCAATGAACACGTGCGCGCGAACATACAGTTTCAGTATGTGGCTCCACAGTTCCGTGGCTCTCGGGCGATGATCTTGATGATGCAGGCATTTGGTGTGTGGGGCGTAGCACGTAAGAGCATTAATCTAACTGCTAGTGTTACGAACAAAGTTATTGGACCAATTGAACGCTTCGACAAGATGATGACACATCTTGGCTTTGTGAATGAGGGGCGTTTCTACAGGAAGGAGATTGCCTGTGTGCGGTAAAGATGATGACATCAAGCCTATCCATCCCATGCAACAGGCGCGGGCTGATATTGCTGTTGAGCGTGAACGAGCAAGGCTTGCTGAAGAAGCACAAGCGCGTCAAGAAGGGCGTGCGACTACAGAACGAACGCGCCTTGGTACAGAATTTGACGCGAATTTAGGCACTGCTTACAACCGATCGCTCGGTTATGCACAACAACGTCTAGGTGAGCGAGGTTTGAATTGGGATGAGTTTGCGCCCTCAATCACAAGCGAGCTTGACCGTGTTCGGGGTTCTGTTCCGCGCCTTGATAGTAACCCTGGGAGCTATTTTGGGGATAACATTGTTGATACTGTTCTCAATCGCGTTCGCGATAATCGCCGTTCTCAATACGGGAGGCAAGCCGACGAATTTGCGCCCGGCGGATTTGAGCGGGGACAGATTGGCGATGCATTTGACGACTCCATCATCGACTCTATCTATGGTGAGCAGTACGGAGAAGCGGACGATCAACTTACACGTGCTGAAGCGCGCGGGACGCTTTCACCCATAGGCATCGGCAGTGCGCGGAGACAACTAGAGACACAAGGTCGTGCAGGGAAGTCACGTTTACAAGACCTTGGCGGTGGTGTGTTGTCGAACTACAGAAGCGAACTTGCTGACATTGGTGGTCGGGCGCGTGGTGCTGCTGCGGGGTATGATCTAGGAAGCAACTTCGACTTAAATCCCTTCAGACAAGAGCTAGAAGACAAGAAAACTGGCTTCGGGCAACGTCTTGAAGGTGATGTGCGCAACGCCACGCGCGGTGAGAACATATTCAACGTTGATGAACTAGTAGCTAAAGGTGGTACAGCGCAAGGTTTGTACAATCCTTCTGCTTCTAGTAATCTAGGCAGTTCGCCTATCTTCGATGCGTTGAGAGCACGAGGCACGAGACGCAAAGAGCAGCGTGGGCAGACTGAAGGGGTATTCTAATGGTTGAACCCTTTACTATGGCACTAGGAGTTGGCTCATTAGTCAACTCTGTGCTCCAAGGCAACAGCGCTGCAAAGTTGAATAGACAGATTGCTCAGCGTAACTTCGAGTTACAACAGCAGTCTGCTAATCGACAGAATGCGCTTGCTCAGAGAATGCTGGCTCAACAAGAGTCTGGCATGACTGATGCACGTGGGAACAGAACTGAGTACATCCCAGGTGTTGGATGGGTTACTACTCCTAGTGACATGACGCGACGACTTACTGGCGCGAGTGATCAGGAGGAATTGAATAGACTTACTGTCGATGCAGCACTGCGTCGTCGTGGGATGCAAGCGAATGAGCAACGGCGCGGTGCTGAAGGTGGTTATGCTGACGAAGTTCTAAGTGAGCTTCGCCAACCTGATGACTATGATGAGAACCGCATCTTCAATGTGCTGAGGCAGCGTAACAGAGAAGGCTTAGCGCGCGGCTTTGATGATGAAAGTCGCAGCGCAGGCAGACAAGCCTTGCGTTCGCGTTCGTCTAATGCAGGGAGTATCTTCGCTGCACTAGCTGATAGACGTGGTGAGGCGTATCGCAAAGCTGATGCAGGTGCGAAAGCTGACTCACTTAGCATGAGTGAAGGGTTGAAAAGTTCACGTGACGCGCGGTTAGGGAACAAGTACAACTTGTTCGCATCACGAGCGAGCAACGTTGACGACACGCCGTTTGCTCCTAATCAACTAGGCTCACAGTTAGCAGGTGTTCTAGCTGCGCGTAATAATACAGCACCACAAGCATATGGTGCAGCGATTGGAGCGGCTGGTGCTACGCCTCAGATGCAACAAGTGAAGCCGAATTACACCAACTCATTCGCGCTTGGTGGGTTGGGTGATCTGCTTGGAGCGTTG